GAATAATTGCTCATAGTTTATTAATTTGCTCCAACTAGCACCCATCCTTGGGTTGCTGCTGCATATATTATTTCAAAGTTTGCGTTTACGTTATCTAATGTTAAGTCCTCTGCTGCACCCATTATATTACTACTGTTTCTAGCTATAACACAGGTTGCTACATTACTTAAATTTACTACTTTTAAGCTATCCCCTGCACTTGGGCTTGCAGGTAATGTAAGTGTTAAACTTGCTGTAAGGACATATAAATAATCTTTTACTGCTGTTGTGTTAGTGCTAATTACAGATGGAGTTATACCACCACCACCAGAAGCTGCATCTGCCCAACTAAATGTACCATCGCCATCCGAGGCTAATACTTGTCCTGATGTACCATTACCACTTACGTTTAATTCATCTGCACCTACTACGTTATCGGCTATAGTTGCTGTGATAGCTGTTGTGCCACTTCCTGTTACGTCTCCTGATAGTGTAACTGTTTGGTTGGATGTTAAATAACCTTGACCTGTTACAAATGTGTGTATTTGGTCGCCTGTTGCTAAAGCTGTACCTGCATCGGCAACTGTACCTGTTACAACACTTAAAGCAGGTGTAGAAGTGCCTGATGCTACTGTAAGCTGATTTGTAGTAGAACTTGAAACACTTGTTACTGTACCTGCGTTAGTTGTATATCCTGCTCCGTTTGTAAGTTGGTTATTGTTAGTAGGTATGGTTGTATTACCAGCTAAAGCCTCTGTAGAACTTGTGCCTATTACCAAGTTGCTCGTACCTGCACCAATAGTTGACCTCATAGCTGACGCTGAGGTGTCGTCTAAGAGCGTTTTGGCAAAGGTAGATACATCTGCATCAGGTAACGCTGCATCTGCTTTAGTACCCTGAGCTGCTGTTGCGTAATCTGATGAATTAAATGCTTTAACTTGAGCTAAATTAACGACTTCACTATCCATTAACGCTCCTGCTGCTGTAACATTAGTTGCATCAGTAACATCTGCATTATCTTCTATATTACTTAGCTTAGTAAGGTTAGCAGCCGTAGTGAACTTATGCGTTGTTGAAGTATCGTCTATATTGTCAGCATCAAGTACTACTGTTCCTGTTGCGCCATTAACACTATCTACAGCCCCAGAACCAGCTCCTATGTTGCTTAATATTGTTGTTTTATCGCCTGAAGATATACCTGTTGCAGCTACCAGAGCAGCAGTTACATTGGTCGCATCAGTTACGTCTGCGTTTGTTTCAATAGTACCTAGTTTAGTAGACGAAGTACTATCAAAACTTATCTTTGCTGTGTTGGCTGTAATAGCACTAGCTTGTGAACCCGATATTGTTGTAGTATCTCCTGCCAGTGCAGTAGTTGATGTTGCACCTAAAGCAAGTGTGGTGTACCCAGCACCATTTGTTAGCTGATTATTATTTGTTGGTATTGTAGTGCTGTTAAAAGCGTTAGAACCAAATATCTCACTAGACAACTTTCTTTTTTGTGCAGTACCTCCGTCTAATACAACAAACTCATCTGCTGAATTATCCCAAGCACTTGTCATATCTGTAAGCTCTGTAAGGTCCACATCAACTGCATCTGCTGTTACATCTATTAATGCACCTGCGCCTACTGCTAAAGATACATCTCCTGTTGTACCTCCACCTGTAAGTCCATCTCCTGCGGCTACTGCTGTAATGTCTCCACCACCCGCACCGCCTGATGATGAGATAGTTACTGTACCTGATGCTTCAGTTATACTTACGTTGCTTCCTGCAGCGAAGGTTAGTGTTTCAGTAGTATCAAGTGTATTACCACCTGCAACAACAGGTCTACGAGTAACTTTTGCTGTGTTGGCTGTTACAGCCGTATCAATAGCATCCAAATCAACAGCTTGTGTTACTGTTAGGTGTCCTACTTTAGTAGCGTCTGCACTAGGGTAGGTGTTTTTAGCTGTGTTAGCTGTAACATTTGTATTTGCATTAACTCTTGCCTCTGTATAGTAAAGGTTACTAGAGCCTTCTGTTAAACCGTCTGTATTTGTAGGGTTTACCTCTGCTCCTGCTGCTATACCATCAAGTTTATCGTGATGTGCCGTAGACATAACACCTGCTGCTGTACCACTCGCTTCACTTATAGTAGCATCTGTACCCCCTGAATTTGTTACTGTAGCAGATGTTGTTGTTGTGGATGTTCCTAAATCAATACTACCTGCACCACCTGATGAAGCGATGGTAACAGTACCACCAGTTTCTGTAATTGTAACATTACTTCCTGCAGAAAGTGTAAGGCTTTCTGATGTTTCTAAGGTATTACCACCTGCTGTAATTGGTCTACGGGTTACTTTAGCTGTATTAGCGGTTACTGCACTATTTGCGCTTACTCTACCATCTGTAAAGTATAAATTAGAGCTACCTTCTGATAAGTCATCTGTATTGCTGCTGTCTTCGTCTAATAGCTTATGCCAAGAACCTGCGTGTGCAAAGTATGCTTTTCCTGTTGCGTGGACGTGTGCAAACATACCGTGATATGTAGATGCACTCGGTAAATCTCCTTCTGTGCTAAAAACATTGGCAAAGTAAATCTTTCCTGTGGTAGTTATATTGTAGCTACCCATATCTAAATTACCACCTGTGACTGCGTTTACTGCTCTTACAGTTGTAAAGTATTGATTAGTACTACCTTCTGCAATATTGTCGGTGTTAAGTACAACCGCTCCTGTTTGACTGTTTACACTGGATACAGCACCGCTAGGCAAATTAGTAAGACCAGAACCATCACCAACAAAAGCATTTGCTGTAACAGTAGCAGTTGCGGTTACATTACCAGCGTTATCTAAGCTAACGCCTGATCCGTTACCATTACCATCAGTAAGTTCTTTAGCAGACGCACTGAGTTCAGCATTGTCGGTTGTCTTTATTAAACCTTTATAGGTATCTTTTATTTTATTACCTGTTAAACTTGCCATAATTATTTCTTTCTGTATTTATCATAACATATTGCTAATGCCTTTTGTTTACCGTATTCTCCGCTAATTTGAACAATACATCTTTGGATGAAGTCCCTTTGCTTTTCTCCTGTTTTTGGATTTGGTATTGGCATCTACTTAAAAACTGTTTTAACTTGTTTATGTTTTGTTGTTTCGGTTTGTATCTCATAATACCCATCCATTGAAATTATCAGACTTATCAGGATACATTCCATCTTGATTAGACTCATTATATTCAGGATAGCTGCTGCTATGATCGATTATATAATCTAAAAATCTTCTAGTATAAAACTGAGCTTTACTCTTTGAGTTCTCAACTAGGTAATGTATTTCTTCCATCGAAGGAGTCTCTGAAGACTCGCTTCGATGTTTGTAAACACCTCCGTTACTTACTTGATAAGACGCAAACATATAATAGTCTGACTGAGCAAACCATATAAGCATCGGTGTAATGTAGTCGTTTAGGAGTGTTTTGTAGGCTGCATTTGCAGAGTCGTCTATAGTGTTACCGGTAATCAAAGTAGATATCTTATCATACAGACTTGTGCCTAAATAATTCTGAATATGAATATCCTGGCTTACTTCGATGAACTGAATAAACTTATCAGCATCTACAGACCCACCTACAAGTGATTTTCTCCTTAGGTCGTTAGTCGTTATGAACAGTGCTTTCGCCATCTTCCTTCTTTTTAAATAGTGACTTTACTCGATCTATTGCAGACAGTTTTTCTCCTGTCTCCTCTTCACGCTTAATCTTGGTTTCAATGTTATCTAATTGAGTGAACTCAATAGGTTGTAGAGTAACAAAGTATAGGTTTAAGTCAATCTCATTAAACTCTAACATAGTCTTCAAACACTCTATAATCTTTTCTTGGAATGGTCTTATTACAATATTATCCATAAGTACTGAAGCTGTTCTAAGCTCTTCCGCGTTATTACCAAACCCTGTATTATCTTTTATTCCAAGAAGTATCGGAGAAACAACTCTGTGACCGAGCATAATTTTCTCACGAGCCTCATCAGAAAGGAACTGATACTGTGCGTGTGCATCTGGGAGGTGTATAGGCTCTATGTCAGCTTGACGATCTGGGTCTTCATTGAACGCTAAAATGAATTTACCTGAGTTAGACGTTCCCCCGAATTTGTCTTGGATTTTGCTTTCAATTAGTTGTTGAGCCTCCTCATCAGGAACTCCGTTGTTGAAGTTGATTAAGAGTGATGGCTGTAAGCCGTTTAATATGTTGTTTATGTGGTAGTTAGAGACCTCTTCTTCCAATGAACAGTACTGTAAACATCCGTGATAATCTACAGGTGCATAGTAATAGAATCCTGGTCTATATGGTTTAATTATAAAAAGTTCTCTAAGCTCATTATCTTTTCCATTACCAAATGTAGGTATTCTCTTTGGGCTGTCAGATGTCTTATACTCATTCCATTTAGGGTGATAGTAATATGCCTTTATCTTTCCTTCGTCTGCTTTTTCAGCTCTTAGCGTTTCCATAGGGAAATGCGTAAGAGAAGTAATTCTAGTCTTACTATTATTGTAAACAACTTGAACAGCACCTTGACCAAGCAACTTGTAATCATTAACTATCTTTTTAACTTCCTCGTTTTTCAGTATCATTTTAAAACGAGCAAACATCTCAGGCTTGTCCTCGCTGTCTGTTGCGCTCAATCCTCTTCCGTAGATCATATCTACAATACCGTTGATACAACAAGAGTTTGTTGGGCTGCTTAAATAGTTATCAATCAGATCACCAAAGTAATTGTTGTCCTGTCCATAAGTCACCCAATCATTTCTGTAGTCCTCCTTAATTTCAGGAATAGTATAGCCCTGTAGGTTTACTACTCTAATTGTTCCTGTTGGTTTATTCTTTCTAGGCATATTATATTGTTATATATTTTTCTCCAGTAGGAGCAGCAGTATGCTCTGTATATTTACCTGTGTTTAGTGTGTGCTTTTGCGCTCTATCGGTTTGTGCTGTAACATAAACCTTATCCCTAAACAACAGTGTAGAGCTTTGTTTTATCTCCATAAAATAGATACCACCTTCAGAAAGTATTGAAAAGGTGCAAGGGATACTTATGTAATTACCAGAAATTGTTGATGTAAGTCCTGTAAGAGTTTCCGTTTTACCAGTTCCATCTCTTGTAATAACTAAACTAAGATCACTAGCCTCGACATAAGTTCTTGGTATAATCTTAATTGTTTGTTCGTCAGTAGACGGAAGTAATACTTTCATATATATATAACTTAAAGAAGCGTTATTTGTTTACAAAAAAGCCCCACCATAAAGGTGAGGCTTACTGCGTTTAAGAACCTACTATGTTTAAGAGTTAGTTCCTTGAACTATTGTTACTGTACCAGCTAATCCAGCGAATGGATTTGCAGCAGTAGCACCTTCTAGGAAGTTAGCAGGAAGCACCTCTTGACCTGTAAGAGTCAATGTGTATCCGCTTAAATCTCCCATTGCAGCACCTGTTACAATAGTACCTCCACTTACGTCAGCACCGTGTTCTAATCCCATCATAAAGGCATTGCCATTATAATCTTGTACAACAACGTGAGGTCTTCCGAATGTTAACAATTTCAATTCCTTGTGGTCTTGAACTGTTAGTTTATGAAGTGTTAGGTTTAGTGTTTGCTCATAGAAAGTTGTTCCATTTTCTCTCGATGCGTTAATAGTTTGTTCAAAAGAAGAGTTACCTTTAACATCATATTCGAAGGCACTAACAGTCCCTAAGTCTTCAATAACATCAGTATCTGTACTGTCAAAAACAGTAGTAATAGATCCAAAATTAAAGAAATAAACAGACTGAATACCACCAACTACATCTTTGCAGGGTTCTTTTCTTCCGAGTGTTAAATCACAAGCCATAATTATTTAAGTATTATAAAAAAGGGCAGGTAGGCTTTAAGGCTTACCTACCCCTTTTAGATTAGTGTTT